CTGGAAAGTTCACTGAGGACAGTCTGGACAGTGGGTGGTGCCCCAGGCATTTCAATCGCTGGGGGTCCACCTCCGCCACCTTGGGCCAAAGCCATCGCTTCCTCCTCCGGTGACATCTGAGGCTCCTGGGGTGTGAAGAACTTTTTGAGGATGTCGATGATCTGGTCGGGATCGTCCATGATCTCGACGAGAGCCATGGCGGCTCGGGGATCGCCCTGCCCGGCCATCTGTTCGAGGGCGGCGAACAGGTCTTTGCGGGCTCGGTCCTGGTTGATCCTCTGGTTGATCTGGCCCACGTTGTCGAGGCCATGGAGGTTCTCCTGCATGGTGAGGATGTCGATGATCTCACCTTGCACCAGCTGGAGGCCTCCGACGATCTTGGAGGACTCGTCCCAGGTGGCCATCATCCCGTAGACCCGACGTGACCGCCAGTTGCCGTCGATGTCGGTGGAGGGCACATAGGTCTCTTCGCCCAGCTTGTCGCCTTCGATCCAGAAGACCCGCTTGCGCTTCGACTTCTCATGCTTCTCCTCCCACTCCAACCGGCGAGTGTCGAGGATCTCCATGCTGTCGGCTATGACCTTCTGGTACTCGGCAATGTTTGCTTCAACAGGATCTCGTAGTTCCCGCTGACCTTGACCCGTAATGAACCCGCCACGGGCGGCAAGTGAATCACTGCCCTGGTCGTATGCGGCTCCGATCCGAAGCTGACGCTCCAGTCGGTCGATTCCCTGATACAGCTCTCTGACAGAATCACCAGTTGGCTTCTCGATTCGTGTGCCAGGATCGAAGTAGTTGATGGCGAAACGGCCTCGCTCATAGGTGTTGCCTTCCAGGTCGCCGATGATGTTGGTCTCCTTGAACACGCTGTCTTCGGCGGCGATGAGGGACAGCACGTTCATCTTGGCCATCATCGAGACCAGCCCGATGATGTGGTGGTACTGGCTGACCAGACGGTCGAAGCTGAACCGCTTGGAGACATGGAACATGGGTCCGGTGTCGAGGATGTTGGGATGGGCGTCGAGGATGATCTCGAACTCGGGAGCGCAGACGTAGTTGCCGGTCTCGTCGTAGAACTCCAATATCTGGACTCCTCCCGACTGGCCCTCCCAGGTGGTGAATTGGGTGGACGCTCCGGCGTCAGACGTACCGCCCGCTTTCGGGGCTTTGGTGCGACCTGAAACCAGCTGTGTCCAGTTGTGGTCCGGGTAGGTGTGGGCGAGAGCTGCCACCGGCACACTCCGCCGGAAGGCGACCTCTGCGGGCTGTTGGGTGACACCGAAGTAGCCAGGCCAGGTGTCGTAGGGGTCACGAAGTTCCAGGTGAGGCCAAAGCTGGCCGGTCACCGGGTCACGCTTCGGGCGGATCACATGGGCGGTGTAGGCGTAACCAGGCAGCCACCTTCCCCATTGGGGGTACATCATCTTGGTGCGGGAGAGGTCGTCCCAGCCTTCGACGATGCGCTCCCTGAGTTCCCCGGCGTCACGGGCGGTCTGACTGTCCCGTTTCCCGTAGGGCATCTTCAAGGTGGGAGGAACCCCAACCTTCTGAGCAAGCCGTTCCACCCCCGATGCCATCATGTTGACGGCGGGCAGATCGGTGCCAATAGATTGGGAGTTCATCTTCCCCGAGGAACCCTTCCCCTGGTCCCAAGCCATTATCGCTTCGATGCCGGAGGCACCGCCGTTCATTATCTGACGGATGCGATTGCGGTCTCCGCTGTAACCCGCATTCTGATTTCGGAGAGCGTCGAGACGTTCGAGAATGTACTCCTTGCTCCTAAGCGGCATGGCGCTTCTCCCACAGCTTCGGGCCGAACAACTGAGGGAGCAGCTCGTAGTCGCCGCCTTCTTTGACCACGATGTTGGTGATCGTTTCGCCGTCTGGTGTGGTCAACACTTCCTCACAATCGGCTGACGGAACAGACAAAGCTCGCACCACCAGATGACCTCCCGGCCCCCACCATTCGTCCAACCACAGCCTCTCTCTGTCTGGAGGGCGGTGTCTGATCTGGCCGTCGAACTCTGTTCGCATCGCTCTCATCCTATTGGATCAAACCCCTGGATAGCCGGTCGGGTTCCAGGGCAAGACATTTCTGTCGAGCTGAGAGTAACCAGGGAACGAAACATCGGAGACCTGGCTGACCCTCCCTTGACGTTCTTCACGCCTCCACTTTTTGATGACGGTGGAGTGTGGGAACCATGCGGCCATCAGAATGTCTGAGGTGGTCCGACGTTGGATCGTGGCGTCGTCGGTGAAGTTGACCAGTTGCCGGATGTAGGCGTCGGTCTTGCGTCTGGCTTCCATCGAGTGGTAGGGGAGGGTGATCTTGCCTTCGTGGAAGAGGGACGCCATCCCGGCCACGCCGAAGTGCGGGTCGTTCTTGTTCTTCCCTGTGTGGGTGGGTCGGATGTCCAGCCCGAGGTCTGCGACCAGCTCTTTCAGACGAGGATCGCCGAAGGCGTTGACGCCCTGGTGGTACGAGTTGTCTTCGACCACCCACAGGGTCACCCCATACTTCTCATGCCAGTCGCCCATCACCCGCAGGGCACCTTCCATCCCCCCGGCCTTCTGTGTCTCCAGATCCACCATGTGGTAGGTCTCGCTCCCCGCCGACCCGTCTCTCGCACTGGCCACGTCGGCTGCTGCGTTGCCTGTGATGATGGGCAGTTTGACCGCCCACAGGAATGCTGCCTGGACCCCTCTCGCCGCTGGGTCAAGACCGGCGACCAGGCGATAGGAACCTGGGATCTCGTGAGTGCCGAGATCACGGGAGAAGTCCAGACACTTGTCCCGAATGATGTCGGGGTCGAAGATGAGGGCGGTGTCGGGTCGAGGCTGGTTGAGGTACATCATCTCGAACAGCGACTCACCAACATCCTCGGCCTGCTCCCGCAGGTAGCGGAGCGGGTTGATCTCGGGGAACAGGATGCACGCCTGGTCGTCGGTGTGCTTCTCCCACAGGGACAGGCCGCAGATGGCCTGGTTGTGAGCCCGGTCGATGAGCACATCCCAGTTGTGGTTTTCGAGGAACAGGGAGTAGAGGTCTTCGGGGTGGACCCGTGAACTGATCATCGTCAGGCCGGTGCGGTCCATCTTCCGTGAGATCAGTTTCGTCTTGAACCAGTTTTCGATTTTGGCCCGGCCTCCGACCGTGTAGGAGGCGTCGGGGTCTGCCGGGTCGTCCACCACTATGAAGTCGGCGTCGATGGACAGGATCTTGGCTGCCACCCCGGCACACCACATGGTGGGCTGCTTCTGGTGGAAACTCCGATTGGCGACGGTGAAGCGGGTGGACTGCCAGATGGTCGGGCTGGAACCGCCTTTCACTGGAGCCCAGGTGTCACCGAGGGGCAGGTAGGCTTCGCTCAGATCCTGATGCGTCTCCAAGACATTCCGAACCTGACCAAGCGCCAACTCGGCAATGTCGCTGTTTGGTCCTACCCAAAGAATCCTGATGTCTGGATTACGGCAGATGAGCCAAACGGAGAAGTGAATGAGAAGGTCCGTCTTGCCATGACGTGGTGGACTGAGAATGAGGAGGCGACCCCCGGTGTATATCGAATTGAGCACCGCTCGAATCCACCGCTTGTGTACTTCCTTCGTGATGTAGCTCTGTCCGAGCTGCTGCTGGAAGAACTCGTCACGCCACTCGACGAAGGCGTCAACGAGCAGGATCAGCGTCTGGTCGAAAACCTCGGGCTCCTTGACCAGTAGATCCCGCATCGTCTGATCTGACGGCCCGAGCAGCTTCCTGTGCTTGCTGGAGACGGAAAACACCTTGGCGGCCTTGGCGTCGATCTGGTCGTTCCAGGCGGCCTTGCGGGCCAGTCCCACAGCCTGGAATGACGCTTCGACCCCTTTGATCTCAGCGACCTTCCGGTTGGACAGTTCGGTGTTGATCCAGGCGTCGAACTGAGGTTTGGTGAGCGCAGAGCGAACACGGTCGAGAACCGGGCCTCTGCGGACTGTTGACTCGTCGAACTTGTCGGCTGCCTCTTTGGCCTTCTTCTTGTCCTTCTTCTGCTTGTGGTTGGCGAGAGCAACCTTGCTCGAATGGCCGTCAGTGCAGTATTTGACACCGGGTGTGTAACGGCGAGGACGGGGGATGACACGACCACAGTACCCACACTTGGGCGGGTCTTCGTCTATCCGCTGTTTGCGAAGCAGCCCTCTCTCAGTGGGCTTTGCCGTTGTCGTCATCTAGTAGCTGGAGCGCCGTTTGCGAGTGGTCTTGGTGGAGCGGTTACCTCCACGGGCCGAAGCACGTTTCCGTCCCGCCGAAGATCGTTTCCGACCCGTGGAAGACGCTTTCTTGGGGTAGGCGTGCTTAGCGATCAGAGACCTTCTTCTCGACCGACTTCCGTTTCTTCTTCGGCTTGGCGTCGGCCACCAACTTGGCGTAGCGGTTGGCTTCCTCTTCCGCCTCGTCCACCCCGTAGTTGTATTGGGATCGCAACTGGTCGTAACGCTGTTGGGCTACCTTGCTGAGAGTCATGCGTCTCCTCCTTTGGCTGGTGGAGGAGCATAACAAAAACCGACCCCCGAAGGGGCCGGTCTCTGGAAAGGAGGTCATGCATGAGTTTTCTCAAGCAAACCTGGACACTGTTACGAGGCCACCTGCGTCCTGGGCACATCAAAATCTTAGAAGCCACCGAAGCCCTCGGTAGCCACAGGTAAGGTCGGGGCAAAGCCCACGAAATCTGTTAGTAGGTTGTCCGGTTGGAAAAGCTGAGAGCCGGTACTTGACCGGCTCCCGCCGAACCGCTAGGTTCTGGTTTCCCAACCAATATATGAGACACACTAATCCCACCCCCGGCCCCCCGTCAACCTTCCGCACACGCATCGTCGGACAGCACGCACGGATGAATCAACTGTTCCCCCACCCCGACCTCGGGTACACCGGCAAACATGAGCGGCTCGACGAGTACCAAGCAGCCC